TAGAATAATGTATTTTACTGTCAGCATGGCTGAAAATTCCGCCATCCTTATTGATTATCTGATCGACTGTCATGTCTTTTGAGTTAGAAACCGAAAGTCCTATAATCTCAAATCCTTGCGAGCTAAAATTCTTTTTCTTTTTTAGATTCTTTTTAAATTTCCAAGCAAAGAGACTTATTTTTTCTTTTTGTTCTTTTAGAACCCTAGAAAAAACTTTAAGATTTTTTAATATTTGATCTTTTTGTCTTTCTAGCCTTGTTCTAAAAGAGCAATCGACATAACTTGAATCGAAAAAAACTAGCATCCTTTTCCGCCTTTTTTAGTTCCTTTTTTTACAGGTTTTTTAGCCATTGTCCTCCTATTTTTTTTTAGTTTTAGATTTACCAGCACTAGACAAAGCGATCGCAATTGCCTGACTTTGTGGTTTTCCTGCTTTTATTTCTTTTCGAATATTAGCAGAAATAACTTTTTTTGACGAACCTTTTTTTAATGGCATATTAAATATTTGTTGGTTGGTTAGCATTACGAATTTGATCGTTTAATACTTCAGTGCGTGCTTTCACAATCATATCAAGGCGTTTAGCGTCTCTGTCAGCCTGACGATTCACATCTTCAAATTCTAAATTGTCTTTATGTTTCTCGATCTCAAACTTCACCTGAGCTTTTTGAATATCTAAAGCTTGCTGCCCTTGATTAGCCTTGATTTGCTGCTCTTGAGCTTTTAGTTGTAACTCTTGTTGTTGTAATTGTATTTGCGCTTGTGCAAGCATTTCTTCGGCAGAAGGTTGTTTTTCTTCTGGTTGCTGGTCTTTATTGCTTAAAGCTTCTTCAACATTGCGTCCAACTTTAAATGGTTTGCTTACAAACATTAAAAATTGTTGAAAAGCGTCAGGCGTAATAATTTGCGATTGAACTAATGGGAAAAAAGCAGAAGAGAAGTTACTAATTGCCGTTATATACTCAATGCGATCTTGTTTTTCTTGCTGCTGGTCAACTCTAATTGTAGAATCAGTTTCAACATCAATTGCAAAAGTCCGCATCTTATCATTCTTAATAAGAGCTTCAACTTGTTGTAATTGTTCAGGAGTGGCAGCGTAGCCCTTTAATATTTCTAAAGGCTCTTTCATTGTTTCCTTAAACCCCTTTTCTGCTTGCTGTTTAAGCATATCCATTTTTTCTTGGGCTTGCGGATCGTTTGGTAAAATTTGTTTTTTTGCTTCCATCATTAGCAATCTTAGACGATCTCTTGCTTGTGCCGCAATTGTGTTTATATCGACAATTTTTAAGCCAGTCATTTCAATTAGCTCTTGAATGCTGTAATTCTCCACAGTCATTTCAACCAGTAAGCGTATTAAATCACGCGCCCAAAATTCTACTTCTTTTTGTAAAGGCTGAATGCGGGAAATAGCAAAATTGCCTTTTAATTGTTGTGCAGTGGCAGTTTCCGAAGCCATCGAAACACCACGGACAATGTCAGAAATACCTGTGATGTCTCTGATTGCGTTAATAATCTCAATTTTGTGCTGCTGTAGCTCTCTAATTGTTAAGATGATTTCTTGCAAAGGCTTAAACAACACCATGTCTGACGCTTTTTGCAAGCCACCAGTACCTTTTAAAGGTGTAAATGTGCCATCTTCGCCATTAAATAAAGCCTCAATATCAGAACCTTCAGCCACAGAATTATAAACGCCAGTTGCTTTGCATTGCTGAATTAGTGATTTAATTCTTGCATCAACTTGGTTTAACTCTTCAGCTTGCGATTTATAGTAGCGATAAAGAGGGATTGGCACTAATGAACAAGGATCAGATTTAGAGCCAAGAGGCGCTGGCATTGGGAAAAAAGAGCGTAATTTATACGGGTCTTCTTCTCTTGACAATAAAACACCATCACCGCCAAGAGTTGCAAAGATTACTTGTTCGGCTTCCTTGTCCCAGATCTCCCAAACTTCAGCCATTTTAAATAATTCATTTTCGTTAGGCTCATCAAGTGAATCAAGGCGGGTTTTGTTTAATGCAACGGCTTTACCTTTCGCGCCAAAATCTTCAACTAATTCATCGCGTGTTTTATAATGTCTAAATGCAATCCAACGCACTTTTGACCATTCTTTTTCGGTAGACATTCTGAAATCTTCCCAGGGCCAATATTCAATACGGCATTTTTTATCAGTTGGATCAAACTCTTCTGAACCGTCTTCCATTTCGATCACTTCTTCGGGATCGTAACAAACACGAGCAACACCACGCCCACCAACCAAATAATCATCGCGACATTTCCCGATTACATCTTCTGCATCCGCATCATTCATATAAAGAGAAATTGTGCGCTCCATCATTTGAGAAGCTATTTTAGCAATTTCATCCTCATCAAGAAAGCGTTGAGTAATGTTCGGTTTTGGGAGTTTAGAAAAAACTAAAGGGCGTAGAGTTTGCGTATTAGCCCAAAACACATTGTAGCGCTTGGAATCGTTGTAATCAGAATTGTATTGGTCTTTGTAAATGTTAAAATATTTACCAGCTTCATCCCGCCATTTTTGTTCGTAGTTATTAGAGTTTTCTAGTTCTCTTGTCCATATCTCAACTAAGCCAGCATTGCCTTTAGATAGGCTTAAATCTTCTTTTGTTTCAACTTGATCGGCTTGCATTTTGTCTTTTTAGTTGGTTTTCACATATGTTTGGGACTAAAGACGCTTTGCAAGCCTCAATTATACAAATTATGTTAGAAATTTTTATTGTCAAATGTTTTTGCAATTGTTACAAAATTTAAAAGTATATGATAGCCATCTTTATTTGCTTTATCATCCAAACTTGATGTTTCAGGGTGGAATTGCACGCCATAAATTGGTTTTGATTCGTGTTTAATTGCTGCAAATTCTGTTGAGTCAGTACTTGCAAGATTATAGAAATTTGGTGGAAGTTTTGTAACTTTATCACCGTGCGACATTAATACAGTTGAATTGATCATTTTAACATCCATGTTATCATCAACTTCTAAATCAACAAATCCATAAAACAAATTATTGGGATTGCTTGGTAAATTATGTAACTGCAATCTACAAAATCCAAATTCTTTATGCCCCAAGCCTTGTACTTTACCACCAAGCAAGTGACAAATTAATTGCATGCCGTAACATATGCCTAGAATAGGAATGTTTAAATCAAATAATTCTTTGTCTAACGTTGGCGCTCCTTTTTCATAAACTGAATGGGGACCGCCAGAAATAATGATGCCAGTTGGTTTTATTTCTTTTATCTCTTCTAAAAGCTGCTTTTGGTCAATATTTATAATTGACGCTTTGACCCCCAATCGATTCAAAGTTCTGTAAATTTTAAAGCAAAGTTGGCTGCCGCAATCAATAATTAGAATCATTTTAATAAACTTTGTTTAGCGTAATTATCCCAAAAGATCAATATTTGCTCTTTATCTTTTTCTTTAATTAAAACATCGATCCACATTTCCATGAACATATTAAATAAATATTTATTCATTGTTTTAATTCCAATGCTGTCAAAAGAGGCGGTGATTTCGCTAAGTCTTTCTGGAGAGACTTTTATCCCTTCGCGAGCTAATACTAATTCTATTAAAGGTTTTCCTGATTTACTCATAATTCTCTTGAATATGTGTTAGTATTATTTTCTTCCTGAATTTTGTCTTTTAGAATCTTTATTTTAACTCTGAAAAGTTCGGGCATTGTTTCAGCGCATTGCTTTTCTTCAGTACCAGTGATGTTTATTGAATAATATCTTGGCTTCAGGGTAAGGGGGCAAGGTCTTTTAAAAAATTGAATTCTTATTTTTCCCCCATGTATTGTATCATTTTGAGGAATCGCTAACATTTTTTCTAAAGTAAAATTTTCTACTTGAGAAATATCAAGTGCATCATGCATAATAATTATTCTCTAGTTTAAAGAAATTTTCAACAAATTTAACAAACTGCTCTCTTTCTATTGGTTGAGTAGTAAAAGTTACAAACAAATACTCTAAAGAGCTTTCTTTTAGAATCACATTGTATCTATTTGATAATTTAATAATGGTTCTAATTGCTTGACCTGTTGTCATTGTTTTATTCATAACTCTCCTGCATTTTATTTTTAAACGCGTTATTTCTCACGTTGTGCGGGTTAAAGTCTTTCCACCATTGTTCACCGATTTCAAGTGGTGTTTGTTGCACATTTATAATAATTGGGCGGCTCATGCATACATAGCGCAAAGTGTCAACCGCGTGATCCTCTAAATCAGAGTCCAAATCTTCGGGTTTGCTCGGATCATATTGCATGATTGGCAGAGTACGCAACAAGTTTTTTACATCTTTGGTAAAATAAATCAATGGTTTTCCATCTTCGCCAATTAATCTCCCTCTAATTTGCTGCCACCCGTTAATTCTTTTATTGTCAGCTTCGCGATAATAGCAACCATATTCTGCCAGTTCTTCCGCGATTGATTTGCCGCGTGAAACATCAAAGATTGCTGGATCAGCAACCATATCAGACATTTTTTCGCCCTCTTGCATCTTCATTGTTTCAAGTGCAATCTCTTTATTGCTTAGTTTTAGTCCTTCATTTGCTTTGCCCGTGCAGCCGTAATATTCGCGGTAAAAGATTAATGAACCGCGAGGAAAACTTCTTTTAATTCCATTGCAAATAACAGACGAACCATCACTAACGGCTGCCCAAAGTGTCGCAAATGGTCTAGAATAGCCCCAATCAAACCCTCTAATTCTTGCCCAATCAGCAGGAACGAGGAAAGGCTCAACAACATGTACGTCTTTATCGAATTGATCGAAATATGCGCCTTCTATTGCATCCCAATCACCTTCTAACATTGCTTTTGCCAATGCGCCACCTAGTCCAATAAGTTTATTGGCATAGAGTGGATCGTTTATCATCATTGTAGGATTATCTTGTAGCTTGGCAGGGATAAATTGTCTTAACATTCCCCCCTCTTCTGGTGACATTTTGCGAACTTGCATAGGATCACAATTATCAATAAATGTTTCTTTTACAAATTGATGACCAATCCCACCCGGATTTGAGCCGCACAAGATTAGGGGCAATTTGTCTTTGTATTTCTTCGGAACATTTAGCGAACCAATCCGACAACGACCCCGCAAGAATTTGTAAATCTTTTCTGAAAAGTGTGTTAATTCATCAATCAGCAATACGTTAATTTCTGCCCCTTGATATTTGATCATATCTTTTTCGTGCTGGCAATGACACAGGTAAATTTTTGAGCCATTCTTGAAAGTTATTTCGCTTTCGGAAATGCGGACAAACTTTGAGTTAATAAGCGGGGCAAGTAAAGCAGCAAAACCAGAAGCGCCCTCAATGTGATTTTTAGCTAAGTCAGCAAAGACACGGCGAAATAAATAAATTTGGATATTTGGAACATCAATTGCCAGTGCTATTGCGATAATTCGCATAGTGTGAGATTTACCACCACCAGCAGCGCCGCCATACAAAATCTCAGTTGCGGGGCTTAGAAAACAAGCAGATTGGCGGGGGTGAAGTTCAAGATTAATCATTAATTAATTGCAATCTTTCAATTAAACCTTGTTTATATTCATCATAACCAATCAAATCTTGCATTGCCGATTTGATCTTTTCTTTAATTTTTCTATTTTTCCAGCCTGCAATTTGAGCCTCTTTTATAAATTCAAGCCAATTTATACTTAAACCTCTTTCTAAAATCTCTTGCACTGCAATTTCAATTGGAAGTCCGTGCGTGTCTGAAAGATCAAATAAAAATTTGCCACTTACGGATTTATTCATTGTTTTTAGAATTAATCATTTTATCGAGAATTGTCTGTGTGTGTCTTAAATCTCGTTCAAAAAAAATGCTGCTTTCCCATTTTTCTACAATTTCCAAAGTTTTTAAATTGATTAATCTATATTTAAAATAAACACCATCTCTTTGATGAACTTCAAGCGCCATATGCTTATCAATACTTTCAGCGATATAAACAACTTTTCCCTCTAAATTTTCCATCTTCTTTTTAATTAAATTACGCCCACTCTATTTTTGTGAAACCATTTTCAATATATTCTTTCCTTCTCCCGATAAAATAAAATTTATCTTTATTTTTTTCTAGATAATCAAATT